AAGGAGGAAAGAGAGAAAAACAAGCGATTAGAGCAAGAGAAAAGGGCTCTTGAGTATGAAACAATCGAAATGAGTAAAGCCATTACAGAAATGCAACCGAAAGCAAACTATGTAGATGTGATTCTACAGAGTAGGTCAACGGTCTGCACTACACAGATTGCTCAAGATTATGGAATGTCAGCTACCGCATTTAACAAACTGCTAAAAAGGTTAGGTATTCAGCACAAGGTTGGAAAGCAATGGATATTATACAGACCGTACATAAGTCAGGGATATGTGCAGAGCGAAACGGTTCCGATTGAACGTGCGAATGGACTGCCTGATACTGTTATGAATACAAAATGGACGCAGAAAGGAAGATTGTTCCTTTATGAAACATTAAAGAAAAATGATATTTACCCTATGATTGAAAGAAGTGCATAGTGATTTAGAAGTCTGTCAGAAATGGCAGGCTTCTTTCTTTTGAAAAGGAAGTGGTTGAATTGGGAAAGTTATAAAATTTTCGCTATCACCGAGTAGCGTGCAGGCGGCAATCAAAGAGATTAGAGCCTACCAGAATGACCTCAACCGCAAGTGTGAGGAATTGTGCCGCAGGCTGACATCTGAGGGCATATCCATAGCACAGGCACATATAGGTGACAGTGGTTTTGGTAGATATATTCGTATGTATGCTGAAATCACTCCCGAACAGGCGGGGTGCAAGGCTGTATTCTACATGGAGGACAGTGCCAAGATTAAGAGTGAATGGCAGACCAAAGACGGTGTGAGAAGTGCCGAGATTAGTCCGAGTTTGATGCTTTGTTTTGGCTCGGGATTGAAAGCGCAGAACCCAAGTAACATCCCTGGCGTGGGTGCTGGAAGTTTTGGGGAACATGGCTTAGACCCAAGTGGCTGGTGGTATATGGACTTAGATGGTGTGTGGCATCACTCAACCGGAATAGAGCCTAAAATGCCAATGTATAATGCAGGAAAAGAACTCCGAGAGAAAGTAGTATCTATAGCAAAAGATGTATTCAAATCTTAGAGAGTGACGCATGGCAGGGTATACTCCTACCACTCTCCAATATTGTTAAGGCGTGGCGAAATGCTACGTCTTATTTTTGTGGATTGGAGGGTAACGAATGGGAAGAAATGAAAAAGGTCAGTTTGAAAAAGGTTCAGGAATACATGACTTAACTAATCAAAGATTTGGTCAATTAGAAGTTATAATGCTTGCAGAAATACGCAAAAAACGTTCATATTGGTTATGCCAATGCGATTGTGGTAACAAAAAGGTTGTTAGAAGTGATGCTTTGATTTCATATAAGACAATTTCGTGTGGATGTTTTAAGAAACAACAGGATAAAATCAATCTATCAGCCAATCATAAAGATAATCAGACAAAAGAAAGGCTTTATCATATATGGTCTGCTATGTGCCAAAGATGCGGAAATGAAAACAATCATTCTTATGAAAATTATGGAGGTCGTGGTATTTTTGTATGTGATGAATGGCGGTCTGATTATCGTAATTTTAGGGAATGGGCTGAAAAAAATGGGTACCGTGAGAATTTGACAATAGAAAGAATAGATGTGAATAGCAATTACTGCCCAGAAAATTGTTGTTGGATACCGTTTAACCGACAAGAAAGAAATCAAAGAAGGACTATCAGAGTAACAATAGATGGGGTAACGCAACCTCTAATTGATTTAGCAGAGCAATATGGATTAAATCCGGGAACGGTAAGAAAGAGATATCATTCTGGATATCGACAAAAAGAATATTTGCTATATCAGGGAAACCTTTATGATAAATTCAAAGAGGATAGGCATAAAATGAAGAAATTAGTTGAGAATGGAGTGGTCTAATGGCAGGCTTTGATTGGAACACATTTTACTCATTATTCAAATCAAAAATGAGCGCCTACTGCACTGTAGGGCGGTACACGATACCAAAGTCCCCTACATATCCATATCTGGATATTGCGCTATCGGACAATTCCGGCGGCAACTATGATTTGCGTGGCGATGAGGGATGCCAGAACCCCATGATTACCATTGAGGTGTACTGTAACAACTATGATGACAGCACCTGTTATGAAGTCAGCATGAAAGCTAAAGAGTTGATGTTATCGTATGGGTTTCAGTGCAAGACGGGACCAGTCAAGATTACGAATACTGACCCTGCTGTGGCAAGGTGGATTGCAAGATACAAGAGACCATTCGGCGCAGGGGAAAAACTAAGAAAAGTAAATTGAAACATGGTGTCATTCCACAGCGGAATGTGGATTGAAATAGATAGAAGAACTAAAATAAAGGGCAGAAATGCTCTTATTTTTATGCCGTAAAAGGCAGAAAGTGAGGAAAAAATGAGTGATGTTGCATTAACCACAATCGGCATTATCCTTGGCTGGGGTGTGGAAACAAAGAAAGGCGAAAAGCCTGCAAGTTTTAAGGAAATTGAGGAATGTGTCGGCATTGGCAGTGCTGCAGTATCCGTTGATAGCATTGATGTTACCTGCACAAAGGCAACAAGACGGAAGCGTAAGAAAGGGCTTGAGGATGCCGGAGACAGCCTGACTACCACTTTCAACTACTCCGACACCTTCTTAGAGCAGTGGGGCGAAATGTACAGTGCGTATGAGACGGCAAAGAAATCTGGTCTTGGAATCTGGTTTGAGGCGTATCATCCCGACAGGGAAAATGCCTGCTACTACATAGTGGAGCCCGGCAGACCCGGCAAGCCTGAGATTAGCGTAGGTGGTACTTATCAGACAGAGGTAAGTAATGTAATTGTTGACCTGCCTGATGATTCCACTGCAATTAAGCCCACCGAGCCTACAGCATCGGGAAACTGACAGACTCTGCCATTGAATCAGCGGGTGCGCAGAGTGATGACAATGCTGGTGAAGATTTGGAAATTGATGAAACAGTTTAATTCCGGCTGGTCTGGGGCGGCTTATGGGCTGCCCCTTTCCTAAATATGCCGGAGGGAAAGGAAAAATAAATATGACAATTTTGACTATTGGAGGCAAAGACTACTCCATCAAATTCAATTACAACTGCTTTTGTGACACAGATTTGCTTGACCGGGTGAATGACCTCGGAAAGTTATTTCACAGCAATGGAACAGGGAGCGACAAGGATGTATCTGCTATGGGCAAGATTAAAGACCTGTTCGTGTGTGTCCGGGATTTGCTTTTTACCGGTATGCAGGAGGAGAACCCTGTTGAGAATGTACAGGAGGTTGGCAAACTGCTTGACCAGTACAAGGCAGAGACGCCCGAGGGAGAAAAGAGAGGAATATTGCAGCTGTTTGTCATGCTGTCAAATGAGCTGACCGAAGAGGGTTTTTTAGCGGATTTGATGGAAACTCTGGCGGAGACTCCATCGGAGACACAGGAGAAAGCACCCAAGACGCCGCAGGACCACAAGAAGAAACAGAAGTAAAACCATACGCAAGGGCAATCATGGAAGATATCCTTCCACATTACCTTGCAATCGGCGTTTCCAAAGCTGAGTTTATGAAGTCCTGCCCGGTGGAATTAAAGCCGTATGACATTGCGCATCAGAAACAGACAGAAGAACAGAGTTTTATGCTGTGGCAGAATGGCATATATGTCCGGGCTGCAATCATGTCAAGCATCGGCAACAGCCCGTGGTTCAAGGGCAAAGGCACAAGGGCGTTTGAGTACCCCAGAGAGCCGTACTCTTTCCGTGGAGCTGTCCTTACAGAGGAAGAAAAGAAGCTTGAAGTGGATAAATTCTTTGCACAGGAAAGCGTCAGAAGGGCAAATTGGAGACTTACACATAAAAAGAGAGAATAGGGCGGTGAAATTTTTTACTGCCCTATTTAAGCCATATATTCCATTCTAAACGGCATTGTGGTATAATAAAACCGTAAAAGGGTGGAGCGTATGGGATATAAAGATCGCTGCTTGATGTGTGGCAAGGAAATAGACAGTGACTTGTTACAATGCCCATACTGTGGGCATAATCAATATGGACAAAACAATGAATATTATCCGGATGAAAAAGCTGTAAAGGCAGCAAAAGCTGTATTACAAAACAATCAATCCAGCAGATTATTTGGTAAGAAACAAAAGAAAGAGAAACCGCCTATATTTTCTGAGGAAGAATGTTTCCTTTACGGAATACATCCGAATGATAAGCTATATCGGAAATTTATGGAGCTTGACATTTTAAGCAAAGATTATAGAAAATAATGTGAATACGAACACACAGACACTTGGAGAAATCTGAGTGTCTTTTATTTTGCCAGAGTGTCCAGAACGCCAGTGCAATCACAAGAATGGTGGTGAGAGCATGGGTGCTGAAATTGACAGATTAGAGGTGCAGGTTGAAGCCGAAGCCTCAAAGGCGAATAGTTCACTGGACAAACTGGTAGGCAAGCTGGACAGAATACAGTCTTCCCTTGCAGGCGTAAACAGCCGTGGCTTTGCAACCATGGGTGCAGGCATCAATAAAGTTGCCAATGCTATGAATAATCTCAACTCTAATACCCAGACGAGAGATTTTACGACATTTGCAAGAAATCTGGAAAAGCTGAACAGTGTCAATACCGGCAACTTTGCAAATCTTTCCGGCTCAATGAAAACCTTATCTTCCGGGATTAGAGAGATAAGTGCTGTTTCATTCAATGCGGACGGACTCAATTCCATTGCTGACTCACTGAATAAGCTGGGCGGTATCAAAGCTACAGCCGGTACACAGAACCTGCTCACAATAAAGGATGATTTGGCAAAGTTTGTGAGCGGTATGAACAGTATCGGTTCACTGACCTTTGATGTAAACAGCCTTTCCACTTTGCTTGATAGTATTTCAAGACTTGGCGGAAAAGCGTCTACACAGGCAGCAACCAATTTAGCACCTATATCTGCACAGCTTCAGAACTTGGTGCGGCAGTTAAATAACATAGGCTCACTGAATTTTGATATCACAAACCTTTCCAACCTGATTGCTGCTATCGGAAAACTGGGTGGCGTAAGCGTACAGAGGGCAATCACCAATCTGCCACAGCTTGCGACAGCCATGAATAATCTTATAACAACATTATCAAAGGCACCGTCGGTCAGCGTCAATACCATTAAAATGGTACAGGCTTTAGCATTATTTGCATCTCAAGGTAGTAAGGTAGGCACTGTTAACAACAAATTGGTAAACAGTTTGGGAAAAGTTGGCTCAGGAATGTCATCTACGCGGAGGCATACATTCAGCCTGTCAGCAGCTTTTGATAAATTATATGCCAGTTGTTTTTTAGTCCTTCGTGGAATAAAGAAGTTGTGGACGGGTATAGAGTCCTCAATGGATTATGTGGAGACTTACAACTATTGGAATGTCACCATGGATAAAATCGGCAAGGAATTTAGCAATAAATTATCTGACATAGGTAATGAGAATGCTGAAAGCTATGTTGAATCATTCCGCGACAGTTTAAAGAACCTTACGGCAAAAATGACAGGGTATGAAATCGGTGATTCAGGAGAACTTCTCTTGACCGGCGACAAGAATCTTGGTCTTGACCCTGAACAGCTGATGAATTTTCAGGCGAAAATACTGGCGGTGACAAATTCGGTAGGGCTT